CAAGAGCGATTTGGAGCACCTTACCCTTCGACTCGTCAACAATCTTCTTGAAATCGTCAAGCGTCATGTTGGGCTTTGACAGATTGAGGCCGTCCTGGTAGCACTGAATCCCTGCATTCTTACAGAGACCAAGTCGGCCGGACTCACATGAGCCCATGATGCCCACGTCGATAAGTGAGGGAAAAATCCGCATAAAGGGATCTATACCAGTGTCTTTTCCTTTTTCGATGACACCAGATCTGACATAAAAGCCCGTAGTATTGTCGAATAGTTCAATAAATTTATTCGTATGATCAACATATTTATTAATCGACATCCGCATACCTCACCTTTGCAATTATTTTTTTAGCACCCGAAATGCTTATTCCGTAGGTTTCAGCAAGCAAATCATACCGTTGATAAATGCCGAAAAATATTCTAATCTGACGAACTTCATCGTCTGAAAACTTAGCTCTTGAGCTTCTTTTTCCCTTTTTAACTAACGACATTTTTAATAAAGTCTCTTTAGAATGCTTCTTACCATAAAATGCGTTATTTTCACCGTCAGAAGGACCCTTGTTTTTTCTCATTAATTCAATACTTTCTTTGCTGTGCTTTTTACCGTACATCGAATTACGCTTAGAGTCTTTGAGCCGCTCCTTAGCATTTATACTTATTTTCATACAGTGTTCGGCTGATCGCTTATTCTTTAATTTATATTTCGCGCCTAAATGATTATCGGCTTTTGGGCACGTATTATATACTGGCTTTAAAGCGTCTAAGTAATACTGTTCTCTTTCTATCAGCTTAGATCTATCTAAAACTTCTTCTATCAATTCAAATACAAATGCTTCTTCGCCGTATTTATTCCATGCATTTTGAAGAATCTGATTTACGCCTTGCTTATTTCGCAACGTATACAGATGCTTTGTTTTTCTTCGTTTAAAATCTACAGCACTTCCAATATAGAATTTGTTATTAATAATATTTATTATTTTATAAATTCCGCTATTCACTTTAGACTCCTTGATTGTTTAGAGTCTAAATTAACATAATCTACCCATAAATTCGATATCAATTAAAACTCTTTGCATTCATAAGTCTATAGTATCACACCGGTGACGAATTGTACACCGTTAATTATTTATCCTTTTATGTTTATTATCGGTTTTATGTAATCTATCGTTTTGATTACGATCCCGTCTTGAGCTGCCATAACATACGACAGGTCCTTATATGCATCTGGCGCTTCATCGAGTGTGGTTGCATCTACATTGGCAAAGATACCATCCATCTGTGCTTTGAACGTATCTAACGTAATGTTCTTTTTAGCAGCACCTCGGGACATCTTACGGCCAGCCCCGTGTGAAGCCGAGTTGAGGTACTCTGCATTTCCCAACCCTTCAGTAATATACACGCCAGAAAGCATCGAGCCTGGGATTACACCAAGCTCATGTAACCGGGCAGGAGTAGCGCCCTTGCGGTGAAGCACATCGCCATTGTCAAGAACGGTAGCATGATTGTGATTTTCATTGATATAGTTGAACAGTGTAGCATTGTGCCCAACCATGATCTTTACAACCTCCTTCAGCATGTGCTTACGATTATCAAGCGCAAACTTCAAAGCAAAGTTCATGTCAGCCAAATAGGCACGACCGAGATCAGAATACAACTCGAAGAATTTGTGGTAAAGTTGATTATCCTTCTTCGCCTCATTCATGTACCACTGAGCGATCTCCCACCCTGGACGTCGAGACCCAGAGTGAATAGTGATGAAAACAGTTCCCTTGGCATTATAGCCAATTTCAATGAAGTGATTTCCGCCACCGAGAGTGCCATGCTGCTTAGCAGTCTTCGCGTTCACCTTGTCGGTTAACTCCTTATCGTTAGACTGAGACCGAAACTGTTCAGGATAAGGATTGTCGTGTTCAGTAAACCCAACAGGGATCTTCTCCTTGATCAAGTTGAACACTTCAACTCGATCAGCCTGATTGAATCCGTTGATGTCGCTCTGTGGGATTTCATAGCAAATCATCCCGCAACCGATGTCGTAGCCAACGTATGACGGAGAAATGTGATCTTCTACTAGTGCCACAGCGCCAATGGGCAAATCGTAGCCCTGGTGACAGTCAGGCATGACAGCGATAGTCTTCACAAACGGAATGTTTGCGTTGTCGTATATCTGTTGTTGAGCACCCTGCTCAATTTCATTCATTGGAATCAGGGACTTTATTTTGTCCGCATTAGGCATTAAGTTCTTTCCTTACTTTCATAGGGCACATGTTCCTAGTGAATTTCCACAGTGAGGACAGACGTAACATTTTCCTTCCTTTACCATGGATGTATTACATTTAGAACACACTTCTGTTTTTACACCGTGCGGTTCCACTTCTTCTTTTACTTTGATCAGTCCAAGTTCTGTCAGGGTGTCCCATATACAGTCCTTTACGGCTGCTAAAATGTTATCGTACTCTCTGTTATTATATATAAACGTTTCTTTCTGTTTGTATACTTTGTTGTCCCTCATTTCGTAGTAGTTCTCTTCTATGTAGTTCATGTCTTCTAGTTCTTTCAAGAGTTCTAGGATGTTCTGTAGGTTCTTCTCCCTGGTGAACATCATGGACAATAAGCGAGCTATTGGAAGGAGCTGTTTGAAGTACTCCAGGTCCTTACAGCTCAGGAACATTTCTCTGATCTCGTTCTCTTTGAAGGTTATGATCGTGTGGATGCTTGGCCTATTCGACCTTCTGAAGATCTGGTACTTGTAGGCCTTCATCTTGTGGAGGGCCTCTTTGGTTTTCGGTCTTTCGTCAACGTCCGTTAGAATAGAAGCTATTGTTCCTTCGCGGAACACAGTCATTCCTTTTATGTAGTAATTTCCTGTAAAGACCTCTTTCATGAAATGACGATAATTTTCCTTACTTGTTGTTTCTGGGAAATTAATGGTCTTTGAGATGCTGTTGTCTATGTACTGTTGTATCTTGTTCTGCATTTTTAAGTGACCGTCAAGGGATACGTCTCTTGTAGTTTGAAAGAAGTCCGGTCTTTCTCCGTACATCTTTTCAAAACCGAGGGACTTGAACATATTAAAGGCGTAGTTACGGAGTTCCGATTTTCTGGTCAAGTTACCGAATTCATCCCTCATTCTTCTATTTTGGATTAAAGAGAATATTGGTTCTATGCCAGACGACACGTTATTCAGAAGTAATGAAATTGTTCCTGCAGGTTGACAGGTTAACATGGCAACGTTTCTTATCCCATGTTCTTCTATTCCTCTCTTTATGGCGTCAGGAAGGGTCTGTACGAATTTTCCCTGTAAGAATTTTTCCTTGTCAAACTTTGGAAACGGTCCTTTCATCTGAGAAAGTTCTACGGAAGCTTCGTAGGCGGAGTTTCTTATTGTCTGCATGAGCGCGTCAACAAACCCTATGGCCTCTTCCGAATCGTATTTGATCTTCAACATGGCTAACATGTCACCCAGTCCGGTGACTCCTACGCCTATTCTCCTGTCTTGCATGGAGACTTTCTCGGTTTGTTTCAGGGGATAATTCGTCTCGTCCAACACGGCGTCGAGCATCCACACCATGTCGTGGACCGTCTGTCTCAGTCTTTCTATGTCGACTTCTTTGTTGACAAATGGACTCTTTACGAAGGTCGGCAGAACGACCATCCCAAGGTCACAACAGCCGTAATCAGGGAGGGTTATTTCTCCGCACGGGTTGGTTGCTTCTATCTTTTGAAAGTACCAGGAGTTGCTGTACTCGTTCACTCTGTCCTTGAACAAGATCCCAGGTTCGTTGTAATCGTAGGTGTTATCCACGAATTTTTCGAAGATCTCTTTGGCTCTGATCTTTCCGTAAACGGTCGTGCCGTGTTTTAGTTCTATCTCTCCGTCGGTTTTGAGGGCGTCTATGAACTCTTTCGTGACCCCTATGGAGATGTTGAAGTTGGTCAGGTCCTTGTTGCTCTTCTTCGCCGTGATGAATTCCATGATGTCGGGGTGGTTCACGTCCAGGATGGCTATGGCCGCTCCTCTTCTGTTGCCAGCGGACGCGATCGTGGCTACCATGGAGTCAAAAGACCTCATGAACGAGATGGGTCCGGACGCCGCCGCCTTCACTCCCTTCACGAACGCTCCTCTTGGCCTGATCTTGCTGAAGTTAAAGCCTACTCCACCTCCGGCCTGTTGTACTTTTGCCGCCTGCTTGATGGTCTCGTAGATTCCTTCTATGGAGTCATCTATGACTGGCAGGACGAAACAGTTGAGTGCCGTGACGTTGGTTTCCTTGTTCCCTATGGCCAGGAGGGGTCTTCCGGCGAGCATTCCTCTCCTCTCGGAGAGCATCTTGTAGAACGTCTCTTCTATGGACTCTTCCGTGTAATCGTACAGTTCTTTGTCCTTGATGCTTTCCACGAACTTTTTTGCGAGAACGCCGGAGACCCTCTTGAACGCCTGAGAGACTTCCGTTTCGGAGGGTTTCATCTCGTTATCCCTCACTGCATATTTTTCCTGAAAGATTTCCTTGTTGAAATCAAACAGTCGTTCAGCACGAGAAAGGTCAAGTTCTGTCATCATTTTACTCCGTTTTCTTTCTTGGTTGTCCAGTCCCTAGCCATGACCCGTTCCACTTCTTCGAAGAAGAACGGTGCTACTTCTACACCAAGGTGACTACTCATCTGGAGTAAGAACACAATGGCGTCTGTCACGCCGTCGGCTATCTTGTCCTTAACTTCAGGAGTTAGTCCGTCCTGGTACTCTCTTATTCCCTGTTTAGACTTGAGAAGGATGTGTCCTATCTCGCCGAGTTCCTCTACGGCGCCGATAAAGCACCACTCGTAAGAGGTGTCTTCCGGTTTGAAGTTTTTCTCTTGCCATTTCTTGAGTCTCACCTGGACGTCATGGAGATAATTGGTTGCTATTTCCTTGTTTGTTTTTTCCAATAGTTCTGTTATGGATTTTTTTTCTTCATCGCTTAGGTTGATCATGTCACTATCAGTCCTTTTTCTTGTTTGGCTTCTGCTTCTTCTTTTTCTTTCATGGCCGTTATGAACGCGTCCATCTGTTTCTTCTGATCGGCCACGTATTTTACGGAGAAATCGTCGAACTTTTTCTTCATTTCTTCGTTTTCTTTCCCTTCGCTGACGATCTGTAGGACGAAATTCAGGTGCAAGGTGATTCTCTGAACGTCCTGGACGAGCATTCTTACGGCGTCTTTTACTTGTCCGTCGACCATTCCTAGAGCTCTTGTCAGAGTGTCTATCCTTTGGTTTATGTCGTATAGAACCTTCGCGTCAATCCCTGCTTGTTGCGATGTCTTCATCTATCTCTCCTTTTTAGTATTAGATATTTTCTTTTTTGTTTCTTCAGTATGATTTTTACCAAACATTGGATTGTTTATTCCACTTTTTACTAAACTCATTTTCTTTTTTGTTTCTTCAGAACGAGAATAGTGTTTTCCATACATTGGGTTCTTCTCTCCTGTTCTAGAGATACTCATTTTTTTCTTTGTTTCTTCGGAAAGAATTTTACCTTTTTGAGATTTACTCATTTTTTTCTTTGTTTCTTCAGATTTAGGTTTTCTCATCTTTTCTTTTGTTTCTTCAGTGTGCTTATATCCTAAAGGACTCCCGGCAGTTTTGCATACATTGTATTCCGGATTAATTAGGTCTATATAAAACTGTTCTTTTTTTAATAACTCTTGAGGATCGTTAATTTCTTCTAAAATGGAAAATTTTAATGTTTTATCACCATATTTATTATATATTCTTTGAAGCAAAATGTTATGATGTTCGTTCATTCTTAGACTGTTTCTATGATCTCTCCACCTTTTGTTTAGATTATTAGAACTTCCTATATATTTTTTTTCATTAATTATGTTAATGATTTGATATATTCCAGACTTCATATGTTCATCATTTCAAGAAAAAGTGATTGTATGTTTTTAGTTCTAAAAAGAACGTTGACAAGTTCTTCTTTAGTTTTCATTTCCGCTATGTCATTTTTACTCATGTCTTTTGGATCAATGAAACCAAACTGTTGAATCGGGTAGTATTTAGCTAATTTTTTACAATAAATATTCATAGATTCTAAATTAACATCATTATCGAAGAAAAGGACTGGTTTTTGTTCCTTACATTCATTTTTTAAAAATTCAAGGGTAGACTTCCAATTTCCTTTCCCAAATGTACATACGGCGCTATACCCAAATTGTGCTGCTTTTAATAGATTAAACATGGATTCTACTATGAGAACGGTTCTATCCATAAAATTCCCACTGTTGTAAAAGAAGTACATCGGTCTGTCTATTCCTGTTTCCAGTTTCTTTATTATGTGCGGTGGACTGTACGGAGTTAACTTAAGGAATTTCCTGCAGTAGAACGACCATTTGTTCACCGGGAATATTATGTAACCGAAGTACCTGTTGTTTCTGTCGGTTATTGGGTACAGCGGAATTATGGCCCTGGCGATGTCGTAGTCTATTCCTCTCATGTCTAGGTATAGGTGGAATTTTTCTTTTACTGTCGGGTCTGTCATTCCTGCAACGTTGGTCGGCAGCACTATCTCCGGTTCCTTCGGCTTTTCGACCTGGTTCTCTTCCAGGATGTTATCCGTGAACGGCTTCTTGAACCTGAACGGGATACCGTAGTTCTTTAGGAGTCTAGTCAGAGGTCCGCTGGTAGAACACTTGAAACAGTTGTAGGCGTTCTTGTTGAAACTGAGGCCAAGGTGGTACTTCCTGTCATTACAGAACGGACATCTTACGCTTAGTTCGCCGCGCTCTAAGTTGGAATGGTACTCGTCCAACTTGAACTTGTAACCTATCTCCTTCGCAATGCCCTTGATGTCTATGAACTGTATCTCATTCACCTGTGTAACTTATCCTCGAGTTTCCATCGACGTCTTTGATAGCAAATATCTTGTTGTCAAACAAGTAGTCCAGTTCTTCTACGACAGAGTGGTGACTTATCAATAGTACCATACAATTTAGCTGAACAGCATATTGTTTGATGAACTCTATCACGTATCTTGCCCAAATGTTGTCAAGGTGGTCGGTCGCTTCGTCTACGATCAAGAATTTCAATCGATTGTTCTTAAAAAACGTCATTGCTATGTCCAAAAGAGAAAGCACGATGATGATATCGATCTTTTGTTTCTCTCCAGAACTCATCTGATCGTATTTGATCTTCTTCCCGGCTATGGTTAATTGTTCGGAAATACTGTTGTCGTTTACGACAAAATTAAATTTTACGTCTTTTGTATAAAAGTTGGCTATGAATTTGTTGATGTTTATGTTTAGGACCTTAATCAGGTCCCCGGCAAGTTTCATCCTGTGCGGCGATTTTGGTGTTAACAGTTCTCTCCAGAATGCTGTCGCCTTCAGGTTAAATTTGGCTTCCGAGTGCTCGTTTTGTATCTCTTCGATTTTATTTTTTGTGTCTTTGATCTGTTCGGCCTGGGACGTCAAAGATCTCATTTTTAGAACAGTTCCGCTGTCGTGTTCTATATTATAATTCAGGTCTCTAATGTCAGATTTTAAGCCAGCAAGTGTTTTCTCAACGTCTGCCTGTTCCTTCCAGACGTTCACTGAGTTGATCTCTTTTTGGAGTTCTTCCAGTCTGGCTATTTCGTCTTTTGCTGCCTTACCTTCTATTTTCTTGGAATCTATGATTTCCTGTCTGTTTGGAAGCGGCTGTTTACACGTCTCGCAGTTCTCGTTCTTCTCGTAGAACTTTATGGATTTTATGCATTCCTTCTTGACGAATTCAAGTGCGGAAAGTTGTTCTATCACAGGGTTCAGTCTTTCCGTGGTTTCCTTTACGACTTTTTGCTTTTCCACCAAAACTTTCTGTAGGTCACAGAACTCTACCTGTTTTGTTTCTAAAATAACTTTGTTTTTCTCTATGTTGGAGGACAGAACTTCTATCTGTTCTTCTACGTTCTTTCTGACCTCGTCTTCTTGTTTCAGGAGACCCTCAAGGGTCTTTTCAAGGGCGTAAAACTCTGTGTTTATTGCTTTGTAGTTCTCTTCGTCGTCTTTTTCAGATTTTGTCAGTATGTTGTACATCTTGGAGATTATGTTTAGGTTGAGGACCTTCTCAAGAGTCTCGATTTTCTGTGTGCTGGAAGACTTAATGAACTTAAACAGTTCTGGATTCAGGACGTTATTGTTCATGAACATGAAGTAGTCTATTCCAAGGATGTTTTCTATCTTTGTCTGAGTTTCCGTGTTAGTAAGGTCTTTCGAAACTTCCTCTCCGTTAATATACAGGTTGACGATGGTGTTTGGAGGGTTTCTGCGTCTAACTATGATGTATTCGTTCAAAAGCTTGCCACCAGAAGACTCGAAGAATTCCAGTTTTAATTCCCAAAATTTCTTTTCCGCATCTATACAGATTAGGTCGTCTAGGTTGAGTTCCTTTTTTATGGATTTTCCAAAGAAAGCAAGAACTATTCCTTCTATGATGGTGGACTTGCCGGCGCCGTTTGAGGACATGTCATGAAGGTCAATTCCTTTTACGAACACGAGGTTTCCCTGGTGTTCTAAGAAGTTTATTTCGTGCTTGCCCTTGAACGAGTTTAGGTTTTCTATTCCAAGTTTTTTTAGTTTAATTGACAAAGGGTCTTCAACCTGTCTATGTATTTTTCTTTCAGTTCCACGTCTACACCGGACTCGTTGAGAGCTTTTTCTCCCTGTTCTATGATGAGGTCAATTATGTTTATGACTGAAACAGACGCAGTTTCCATGTCAGATTCTGTGATTTCGTTCTCGTCCTCAAGGCACTTTACTTCGTACGAGGTGAAAACGTGGAAGTACTTGTTCATGAAGTCTTCCACCTTCTTCCTGCCAGAGTCGCTATTCAGAGCAAATATTCTACCATACACGTTGGTGTGAGTATACTTTTTTAGCTCTTCTTCTATGATTTCCATCTTTCTGTTCGTTTTCTCCTCGTCTTCCAGGTTCAACTGGACGAACAGAGGACAGTACGGGTTCTTTATGAATTCAATGTTGTACCCACTGGAGGTGATTTCCAGGATGGCTATCTCCTTCTTTTCCAGTCTGTCTCCGAAGTTTTGGTTAAGGCACGAGCCAACATAACGAAAGTTATCCCTTATCTTCATCTTGTTGTGGATATGACCGGAAAACACGGCGGCGTATATGTCCAAATGCAGGTCGTCGTACGAATTGGTTTGGCTTACTTGAAAACTGGACGCATGTAATGTCTGGACGTGTTCTTTGAGGTCTATGTGGCAGAATACGTAGACGTTGTTTGACTTATTCTTCTTGAATTTTTCGTATAATTTGCCAAACACTTCCTTGAGTTTTTCAGGGTCCCTTATGTATGGGACAAACACAAAATGGGAATTTATCTCGCTCATGTATTTTATCTTTATGCTGTTATTCACAAGAGTCGTATTTGAATAGTTCTCCAGAGTCTCAACGGCCGATATGTTGTCGCTCTTGTCGTGGTTTCCTTCTATGACTATCCCCATCTGGCTCGTGGACGACTTGTTTATGGTCGTGATGGCGTTGATGGTGGTATTATACCTTTCGACGTAGAACCGCAACGCCTGGTGAAACGTGTCCCCAAGGTTTATCGGTAGCGCTATCCCCTTTTCTTTTACGACGGTTGCTATCCAAGCAAGCGTAGAATACAGTTCGTCTACTCTGGAATATTCCGATATGACAAACTTACTTCTTTTTACGTTGAACGGGTATATGTTGGCGGAGTGAAGATCGGAGTACAGAAGAAGAAACACTAGGCCGTCTCCTTTGGAAGCATGTTAACGAACGGGTCTATGAACCTGTCGGTTGATGCCAACAGGCTGTTTATGTTTTCCCTTATCAGGTGCTGCACAAACTCCATCTTACTGTACGAAGGCTTGCTTTCGATGGCCTTGTATATGACAGACAGAGCTTGTGGAGAGAAGGTACAGTCAAGGAGGTCCACTAGTTCGTAGTTCATGGCAAGGAGTTTCTTATTTTCTTCTGTGAAGTACTTACCAAACTTCTTGACGAGTTTCTCGTATTCTGGATGGTCCTTGGCTTCGTCAAAGACGGTAAACAGCTGTTCTATGGTGGTTGGGCACTCGTGACCGGAAGCTACTATGAGGTCCAGTATCAACTGTCCTCTCTTGTTTCCTATGTTTGGTAACCCTATGATGTTGTCACCCTTATCTCCTATCATCGATTTGAACACTCTCCATGCAGGCGGAGGTATGTCGATTTTAGAAACTTCAGTAAGGTTCTTCTGCGTTATCTTTATCTTCTTGTGCGGATTCCACATGCAGATGTTTGGCTTGCACAACAGCTGGTAGAAGTCTCGGTCGTTGGAGACTATGGTCACCGTCTTGTTTCTATCCGAGAAGTGTCTGGCTACGTACGCCATAAGACTGTCTCCCTCTATCTGTTGGAGGAGGACGAGTTTGACCGGCAGCGTCTTGAGGATGTCTATTATGACGGCCTTCTGTCTCTTGAAGGACTCGCTCTTGTTCACGGCTATGTCGTAGTCTGAACCGCTGAGGTCGGAGAGGTTTATGTCTCTGTTCGCCTTGTAGTTCTTGTACAGCTGTTTCTTGCGGGTGTCCCTTCCGAAGTCAAAGATGATGTACGTCTCTTCTGGTTTTTCTTCGGAGATTCTCAGCCTAAGACCTATGAGAAAATTGTATATGGCGGTCGTTTCCTGTCCTTGGGAGTTCTGGAGAGGACCGGACGAAGACATTCCGTAAAGGGCTCTTACGAAGAAGTTCGAGCCGTCGATTATGAGGATGTCACTCATTACTTACCGTCCATTGTTGCAAATGAAGCTGGCAAAGCATTTTCTTCAGTGACCGAAACTATTTGTTCGGACTTTTTCTTTTCTTCTGCGATCTCTTTTGTGATGACACACTGACACACGATGGGGATTCTGTCCCTTTCGGAACCTTTCACTACGGTCTTGTACCCTCTTCTGCCGGTACTAAGACACTTGTTGCATCCGCTCTTTGCTTTGCTGACGAGATACGCGTCGTTGTACTTGTCCCTGTACTCTTCAACTGTCATTTTCACTTCCCCCCAGTGTACGTTTTGTATATCTTTTCCAAGACATGTCTTATGTTCTTTTTCGGTATCTTCGTTTCTTTTTGAATCTCTCTTATGAGGTCTGCATACACGATATTGTCTATGGACTTGCCTTCGTTACATATGACCTTATTTTTGATGCACTCAAGTATTCTTTTGTTCTCGTCGGTGCTTCTTATTTTTAGGTCACTCATTTTGATTTTGGTTATAAATTCTAAGACAGCATACGTGTGTTCTACGTTTTCTGGGTGACTTCCCATGTATATGTCGAAGTTGGCGTTATTGTCGTCCACGTTGACGGTGATTGGTTCATCAGAGGTTATTGACGTGTCTTTGTACTGGTTCTTTAAGTACCAGAATATCTTGTTCTTAGATATGGCAGTGAAGAACGAGAACGCGTCTCCCTTTGTCTTGTCCCATTTGTGGATGGCTTCCATGATGCCGACCCACGCTTCTTGCGCAAGGTCATCATTTATGTAATTTCTCCTAAGGAGTTTGTACCTACTTATTACGCCGTTTATGAGGTTCTTGAATATAGGTTCAAGTTCTTCAATGATTTTAATGTCACGAGTCCTTTGGTACTCTAGGACTCGCTCTTCGACCTCTTCGTTTTTGAAATACATGATCGCACTATAGAACCTCGTAAATTCTTTGTTTGTTTTCTTCGTATACCTGGCCGAACTCTGTTCTCTTAAATTTTATGACCCCTTCCTGGTTTCCAAGGTCCTCGTTGAGGTTGAGGATCCATGTTGGACCAGAAGAGTTTATTCTCTTGTTTTCCTTGAGATGCTCGAATGCAGTCTGCACTGGATCAAACATTCCAAGATTGTTGTTGAAGATGGAAGTACATTCCAATAGCGGTTGGTGTATCTTGTTTTTGATGGTCTTAAAGTCGATCTTCTTTCCGACTATTCCTGCCGCCTTATCTATGTCGTAATTTCCTGCGTTGGCCATTTTGAGTCTTTGGATTGCTGCGTACTTAGGACCGTGACCACCAGGGGTGAGATACTTGTCACCAAACATCTGGCCAACGTTTTCTCTGTACTGGTTCACTATGAGAAAGCACACCTTGGCTTCGGACAAAGGAACGATGAGTTTTCTCAGTCCTGCTGAGTTCACTCTGGCTCTGATGGCCATCTCTTTGTCGTAGTCTTCGCTTTCTACCTCTTTGAGAGCCGGTGTTGCCGCAAGACTGTCCCACACTATGAGAGCAGGTCCGGTGAACGCTTTGTCGACGATTTTGGACTTGACGACAGTCTTGACCATGTTGTACACGTCTTCCAGGCACCTAGGTTGCATGTAGATGAGATCTTCGGTTTTTACTCCGATGTTCTTTAGTCTTGCTATGGACATTGCGGCCTCTGTGTCAAGGTAGATGACCGGGTATCCCTTTTT